CTGAAACAGGAGCTACAGCAAATCCGATTGTTACAGCGGATGTAGTTATTCTTGTAATGTCTGTCTCAACCTTAGCACCTGTTGCAACTTCATACACAGAAACTTGAATATCTAATGTATCAAGACCATGTGTAATTGCAAATTCTGTTGCGCTAAATGGGTTTGTTGGTGTAATAGTAGTTGCATACTTTCGTACAACAACTGCTGTATTAATTGCTACATCATCAGCATTTACAGTAATACCAGTTCCAGCGCCAACATTGAATGTTGTTCCAGACTGTGTAAGACCAGCACCTGCTGTGTATGCTCCAGCTCCAGAGAACTGTGTAAATGTTAAGGCTGTTGTGCCTAGTGTTACTGTGTCATCTGTTGTGAGGACATAACCAGTGTTTCCATTAGTCGTACCTTCTGATACAAATGTAAACATTCCTGCTGTAACTTTTGCGCTTGTATCTGCATCCGTTGCACGATCTGGTGCTCCAGAAGACTTAACAACGTAAATACCGTTTTCAGAACCAGTTGATTGATTCTTAACAAGTACACGGTCACCAGTTGCAAGAGTTACTCCGTCAAGAGTATCTCCATTTTCAAGTGCTGAAGCTAATGTTAATGATTCAGTAGTTGCTACACGAACTGATGCTTTAACATCTAATCCAGTTGCAGTCGCATCAACATATGCCTTAGTAGCAATTGTTGTAGTATCAACTGTTAATTCTCCTCCACCTGAAAGTGATAGACCTGAACCAACGCTTAGAATTCCTGCATTGGAGCCTTGAGTTCCTTGAGCACCGACAGTTCCTTGGGCTCCAGTAGTTCCTTGTGAACCAACAGTTCCCTGAGTACCAACAGTACCTTGTGTACCATCAGTTCCTTGAGTTCCTTGTGAACCTACTGTACCCTGAACGCCTGTCTCTCCTTGAGTACCTTGCGCTCCAAGCGTTCCTTGAACTCCTTGAGTTCCTTGTGCGCCAACAGTACCTTGAGTACCATTAGTTCCTTGAGTTCCTTGGGCACCAACAGTACCTTGAGCTCCTTCAGTTCCTTGAGTTCCTTGAGTACCAACTGTTCCTTGAACACCCTGGGCTCCAAGAGTACCTTGTGTTCCTTGAGCTCCTACATCACCAGTACGAGCAAAGGTTAATAGAATTGGATCAGAGTTCGATAAAGAACCAGCGCCAGATAAATAAGTAATATCTAAATCAAAGAACCCTGTGTCATCAACCATTGAGTTAATTGCATACATCGCAAATACTGCAGGGTTATCCTTCTTTGAGATCTTTACGTGACCCTTAATAGTAGATGTAGAGTCATCGATAGTTGCTAGATATGAAGCGATGTTTGTTGCATTTACATCTACATCATCAATTACAAGATGAGTAGCACTTGCTAGGGCTGCGTTAAATCTTACGTTTGAAGCACCTGGGTCTGACATTGTAGTTGATGTGCTGTATGCGTATTCAACAGTTACACCACCAAATGAACCTTCGGCTCCTTGTGCACCTACTGTACCATCCGTTCCTTGAGCACCAAGAGTGCCTTGGGTTCCTTGAGCACCAAGAGTGCCTTGGGTTCCTTGAGCACCAACAGTTCCCTGTGTGCCCTGAGAGCCAACAGTTCCCTGTGTGCCTTGAGAACCAACAGATCCTTGAACTCCCTGTGTACCATCTGTACCCTGAGTTCCTTGAGAACCTACTGTACCTTGAGAACCAACTGCTCCCTGTGAACCTACTGTACCTTGAGCACCAAGAGTTCCTTGTGTGCCTTGAGTTCCTTCAGTTCCTTGAACGCCTTGAGCTCCAATAGAACCTTGAGCTCCTTGTGCGCCAACATCACCTGTACGAGCAAAGGTAAATAGTACTGCTTCTCCGTCGGTAAATGTTCCATTACCAGATACGTAAGCAACGTCTACGTCAAACCAATCTGGTGCTGAGTCTGTAAGACCAGAAATTGTGTATAGTGCAAAGACAGATGAATCAAACTTCTTGGATACTTTTACGTGACCCTTGATAGTTGATGTTGAGTCATCAATTGTTTGTAAAAAGTTAGAAATGTCGTAGTTGCCATCGGATGGATTATCATCCAGTGCAATGTGTGTAACTAAAGTTAAATTTGCATTATTTAGACGAGCATTATTATCGCCTGGGTCTGACATTGTTGTGCTATTAGAGTAATTGTATCCAACTGTAATGCCGCCAAATGAACCTTCGGCACCTTGTGTACCCTGAATTCCACCAAGACCTTGTACGCCCTCTGTACCTTGAGTACCTTGAGCTCCTAATGTACCTTGTGTACCTTGTGACCCAACAGTTCCCTGTGTGCCCTGTGAACCAACTGTACCTTGTACTCCGTTAGAACCATCTAAGCCTTGAGCACCAGCAGTTCCCTGAGAACCAACTGTACCTTGTGAACCTACTGTACCTTGTGAACCAACTGTACCTTGTGTTCCGTTAGAGCCATCTAAGCCTTGAGCACCATCAGTTCCCTGAGAACCAACAGTTCCTTGTGAACCGACTGCACCTTGTGCGCCTACTGTACCTTGTGCGCCTACTGTACCTTGTGCGCCTACTGTACCTTGTGCGCCAAGAGTGCCTTGTGTACCTTGTGCGCCTGTGCTAGTGTTAATCCATGCACTACCGTTCCATGAACGTAAATACCCAAGTACTGTATCAAAATAAATTTGGCCCACAACTGGAGACGATGGTGCTGTTGATAGATTTTGAATTCTAGCATTTTGCAACTCATTCTTATTGAGGTCAATCCCTACTACATATTTTCTTGCCATTTTTTTTATCTCCTTATGACAGGTAAGCTGTCCCTCCGAATGGTTGAGCCATCGTAAGTGTTATTTGGTTAATACTATTATAGTCTATTCCTGTTTCTAATATATTTCCTGCGCTATCCTTAATTGTTACATTAGGATAGAAACCTAAATTGTGTGCTATTACCTTTGAATAAACATCATCTACTGGACCTGTTACTGATCCAACTTCCCATGTTACATAATATGCATAAGTTCCAGCAGCTGCTGCGCCCAAAGTAACTGTTACTGCGCCAGACCATGTTATATCAGATGGCTTTGGGCCATAAAATATCTTTGATACCGTATCGTAGTAATAATCATTTTGTAGCCCAAGGTTATTTGCTGGTACCCCAGAACCATTTAATATTGTTTTTCCTCTTGGACCTTGTGGGCCAGGAACTGTTACTGTAACTTGATTCTTAGAAGATATCGATGTTACTAAATCTACCATTATATTGTCACCGACCTTGATAATGTCATAAATCCTTCAAGTATCTTTACCTTGTTAAGATTAGAATCTGTAAGCATGATATCGTATGAGGATTTTGGGAAAAACAATTTATTTGTTTGGGTAGGTGTTATGCTAATTGTTAACTGGCCATTGGTAGGATCAATCGTTATTCCACCACTTGGTGATGTTAGTGTAAATGCTAATTTGCTTCCGCCTTTTGTATCACGAACCTGCATTTTAGCTGATGCACCAGTAAGATCTATGGCATCGCCATCTGGATCTTTGTAATCAACGATAAATGAGAAAGTAGCATTTTGATCTACTTCCCAATTCTTTTGTCCTGCCATTTGCTAGTACTCCTAAATAGGAAAACTCCTATGCTTATTTTAGCATAGGAGCAATCCTAATCGTATATTAAATTGTTGTAATTACTTGGCTGACTTAAAGCCAAATTCTTTGTTGCTTGGGCTAAGAGCCTTCAAAATTACTGGAGCAATGGCGGCAACGCCGCCCATTAACAAATCCTTTGGATTCGTATTTCCAGTCATGTACAAAGCAATTGCTGCTGAAAGAAATGCTCGTGCATATGTTCCTAGCGCTGCTAAAATTTCCTCTGTCATTGTAACCTTTCCGTCCTTGTTTAGATCTCTGTTCATTTGATCATCTCCAATTTTGGGCGTTGTGCCCAGAATTTTGAGGGTATCTCCCCCAATACTATTATTCTACCACTAAGCTGAAATATCTACAATCTCGCAGTTTCCGTCAGAAGTACAGGCTAGCGCTTGTGTTCCGCTGGTTCCGTCCTCTGTTTCATAGAAAGATAAATCTTCCCAACGAATGCTGTTGGGCATTTTTGCCAACAAATCCAGATACTCTTCTTTTGTTACTTCTTGATAAGGTGCTTGCTTATATGAATGATCTGAATGCGGCAAGAATGAAATACCAGAAACTTCGTCAAAGTGCTTATATACCCACGCACCAACTTCCATCCATTCATCTTCTTTTACAGATACGGTAATTGATGGCTTATGCTCACACCATGCTCGCTGATATACCAGCCATGTATTTAAATGATCTAATGCGGTTAAATCATTTCTTACAATTGCACCTTCTGGTGCTTTTACTGGAAATGAAAATACATATGTATCGTTTGGCTTCATTACATCATCTTCTACTGGAATTCCAACTTCTTTTAAGAATGTTGAAATAGGATCTTTCTTGTCCCCACGAACTGTTCTAATGTAATAATCAGAATGCCATGGATGCATCCCTGAAGATACACCAACAAGCTGTGATACAGTGCCAGAAGGTTTTACGCATGTAATTGCTGCAGACTCTTGAATTCCAATGTTATTTGCCTCAACTCTATTAACATCTCTTGCCCATTCACGAAGATGGACCAAGGTCTTTTCTAGCTTTACCAAATCTTCTTTACCAGAAAAAAACTTGTGTCCAAATTGTCCTGTTAATGAAACTCCTAGTAAACGCTCTTCTTCTGTATTGTCTTTCCAAATTTTGCGTAAGTACTTAAAGTCAGTTAATGTTGATTGCCATGTCCCAAGAATTGTTGCCAGGCGGACTTTATTTGAAACATCTTCAACTGTGTCTTTTTCACGTAATACGACTTCTGAAAGATTGCAAAACTGATAAGGACGTAAAATAATCTCGGAACATGGGTTTGTTCCGTAATGTATTTCTGGATCTCTGCGTCCATACTTTGCCGCTTGCTTTTGCGCTGCTGCCACATTATAAATTCCACGTTCGCCTGACTTTGAATCATATAAAGATTTCCATTCTGCAATAAATTGCTCCATCTCTGGCTTGCGTGAATAAGCAACAGAGTTATTTGATAGGGCACGTTGTGAGTTATTTTCCCACCAATTACCCGACTTGGCTTGAGCCATTTCAATATCATTAATGTTTGAAAGAGAAATCATTGCTGAGCGTCTGACTCCACCAACAACAACAATCTCACCAATTTTACACATCATGTCATGGGCTTCTATTGGCTTAAACTGTCTACCTGCAGCTGACTTAAACTTTGCAATTGTAAAATCAAATAAGTTGATAAGTGGCTGTGGTCCAGATGATCGACCACCCATTGTCTTAAGTCTTGCGCCTGCAGGACGCAACTTGCTAACGTCAATTGCTGGAACTTGTCCAGACCATAGCAATGCAAGAAGTTCACGATATGCTTTTGCCCAGCCTTGCTTTGAATCTTCTACAGTAATAACAGTTGTAGACTTTTCAAATGTTTCGGGGACTGAAGGAAGCTTATTAACATACTTATACTCAACAGAGAATCCTACTCCAGTTCCACACATAAGAATATACATAGTCTCGTCAAATGATCTTGGTGAATCAACTGGAACAAATGAACAGTTGTATCCTGCAACATGATCTCTATCTAATGCAGCTCCTGCAGTCATTACTGATCGCATTGATGGCATAACATCTCTATTAAATACAGCTGTCTTAAGTTCTTCAACTATCTTTTTGTTTGGAGAATATTTATGTTCTTTCTCAAGGTGTGCAAGCATAAAATCAAAATATCGATCTACTGTCTCTCCCCATGTCTCTCTGCGATTTTCTTCAGGCATCCATCTTGCATAGCGAGATAAAGCAATAAAGTTTTCATATGGGTTTTCAATAGTTCTGGACATTTTTTAGTGACACCTTTTCTTCCGCCTAACGGATTAATAATTTTTAATGAGGTCTAAGTGTATCAAACTTTGTTTTAGCGGGGAAGAGGTTATGAAAACTTTTTAAAAACATGTTCAAAAGCTTTATTAGTCAACCGATCCCAATTATATTCTTCATGTATCTTAGTCGACTGAGCAAAGTAGTAGCCTGCATAAGCATTAAAGTTAATTGAAACGTCTCTTATAAGTTCAAGTAGATGTTTATACTCTGGTTCAAAAACTTTACCATTATGAAATGGCCATGGAGAATCTATCATTTCAGATTTTAATCTTAATGGACCTAAAAATTTATCATAATGTGCCCAACTTTCTGTACAAATGACGGGCATGCCAGTAGCTAAAGCTTGTAATGGAATAAATCCAAATCCTTCTCCATAACTAGGATAAATTAAAACATCATGATCATGATATAGCTTTACTAATTCTTCATCTGACATTGATTCTGTAATTACTGTAATATTATTATAAAGTTCATTTGGAAGACCAATAATATTTTTCTCTATGTAGTTATTATATATACGTGTAGTACTAGGTCCATATGATTTTATTGTTAAAGAATAAAAAGGATTGTTTCCAAACATTGAGGTGAATGCATCTACTACCATCTGCCCGCCTTTTCTAGGCGCTGGTTCTCCTACATGTAAAAATTTTATTGGTCTTCCATGTTCTAAATTTCTTTTTTTGGGTCTCCATATTGGATCAATTCCATGTGGATAAACCTTTACGTCTTTAATTCCATTTGATTCAAAAACTTCTTTGCACCAATTAGAGGTTGTCCAAACTTCATCACAATGATCTAAATATTCAAACCATTCTTTTGGAACAACAGTAGATTCCCATGGTGTATAACTAATTTGATATTGATTTCTATGAAGCTTATAGTAAACAGGCTGAGAAAAATTTAATTGTACTTTTGCTTTACCGTCTTGAAAAGGTACATTATGCCCTAATCTTTTTAACGAATTTATTATTTGTGAACCAGCATGACCATAGCCATTTGATGTTTTTAGATTTATTACAGGTGTAGAAAATGAAATATCCATAATATCTTTCTGGTCAACTGACTTGACAGTAACTTACTGACAATGTTAAGATTATAGTTCGTTATCTCTAAAGGAGGAAATGCCAATGGAGAATATAAAGCAAAGGCTGAGCGATTTTGCTCACAGTACGACTGTAATAGTAATGATAACATTATTCCTATTTACAAACAACACTGTGATCCCCGCTCAAGCTTTAAAAGTACAACCAAAGACAGAAGTACAACTTAAGCAAGAAACCTTAGAGAAGTACAGCAATACTGTTTACAAGCCTTCGGAAAAGCTTTCAGACATTGAATTGAAAGAACTACTGGCAGCAGTAGGTTTTGAAGGAAAAGCCCTTAGAACGGCTTGGGCCATTGCAAAGACGGAGTCCAGTGGACGCCCTCTAGCTTATAATGGTAACAGGAAAACTGGAGACAGTTCCTATGGAATTTTTCAGATCAACATGTTGGGTAACCTAGGTATTGCTCGTAAAGAAAAATTTGACCTGAGATCAAATATTCTATTATTTGACCCAGTAATAAACGCAGAGATAACGTATTATATGACCAATGGCGGAACTAATTGGTCGGCTTGGAAGGGTTTAACCCAAAGAGCTAAGGAATTTTATTTAAAGTTCCCAACTACTCAGAAGTAGGAGAAAATGCGTAGGATACAGCAAGTATCTCAATACATAGCACTTTCTGAAGAAGGCCTTGTTCCTAGACTGGTTTGCCCACTAGATCAAGGCTTTCTTCTTCCTAACCAATCAATAGATGATGAAGTATACTTATACTGCCTATCCTGTGAATATAAAAAGTTTATAGGGTTTGGTTTTTATGACGATATTATAAAGACTATGGAAAAGGTTAAAAAATGACATGTGATAAAGATTGCCAGTGTGAAAGTACCCCTATTATTCCTATTGATAATATGGGGCGGGAACAATTTTGGGAAGACTTAGGTAGACCAGATGACAAATGAACCAACATCTTCAGATTTAGAAGATAACTTACCAATGGTTAATTATATTATGCTACACCGTATATATGACCTATTAACAATTATTGCAAACAAACTAGTTGGACCAGAAGATACATCTAAGATGGTTTCATATCATGAGGATGGGTACCTTCTTGGACCTGCCCCGTCATACTCTGCACCAGATGACGATGGCCAACAAACTTTATTTTAAAAACAGTTGACTTAGAACAAAAGCTATTTTACAATTAAGCTGTACGTAGTTGTAGCATCCCACATGTTCCTGCGTACATATATCGCAAGATATAAAGAACCCAATCGGATCCGCCTCTGATTGGGTTTCTTGTTATATATGCATAAAATATAGGACATATCGGTCATATAGTGCAATTAGTGCGAAAAAAGTGCTTCGGCGAGAAGAGACCCCATTTTCAACATCTTAGCTATTTGCTGGAATAGGCCATAAAAATACCCTAAGAGGGTTTTAAAGCCCTAACAGGGTTATTTGGTGGTATCACCACATCTTACCCCTTAAAAGGGCGGGAATCGAAAGATATGCAATAGATAAAAAACTACTCTTTTAAATCCTGTATCATCTTATATAGAACCTCACATGATTCATGCTTGCATTCCATAGTACATCTACCATCTTCTAATTGTAAGCAAGTAGCCAGAGTTTTCTCCAAATAGGATATAAACCACTCAAGGGAAGCCGTTGCCTGATCAATATCAGAATTATAATACGTTTTCGTAGAATATTTTCTGTCTGTGATCCTTCTGGCTATTTGGTCAATATAAAGCTTTTTCATAATCCCCCCTATATATTCTAGTTGACTAAGATATTACTTTCTATATAATGTTAATAAAATATTTTTTTTAATGTTTCATCTGGAAATTAGATTTTTAGCAAACCCCCCCTACCCCCCTTTTTTTAACTTAAAGGAAAGTAGAGAAAGTTCACAAAGATCATATGCGCTACATCTGGCATATTGAGTTCTTAGTGTAACCCCCGAAACCTTTCCAATTGTAACATGGAAGATTTTTATAGGTCAAGGGTTTGCAAAATTTTATTTCTCCTGGCATCCGCCAAATTATTTTTTTGAGTGTCATATCTCAAGTTATCCAAGGTGTTGTTATTCTTGACATCGTCAAAATGACAGACTACTTGACCAGGATTTGGTATCCCAACAAATGCTTGCATAACAAGAACATGTCCACGGATATTCTTTCCTTTTGAGTTTTCATCATATAGCTCGTATTGGATATAACCTACTTGATCTGGTCTTCCATTTATGTATCTATATTCAAGAAGATCCCGTCTTTTACCTGTATCTTTTCTAGGTCTTCCATATCTTTGCTTCTTGGTTCTTACCCGCCCTAAATTGGATACTTCGTATCCATGTGGCTTGAATGAACCATTGCGTTGAATTATTTCTGGTACTTCTTTCCATATTTCCATGTATCTATAATAGCGTACTATTACATTCTGGTCAACTAGGAATCACATTTCATAAAATGTTAATAGGATTTTAATTTGTATGATACATACATTAGAAATGTCCGTTTTGTCTGTATAGTGCCCCCAGATGTGACCTATCTCACCTACTTTTTTCCGATTTCTTTTGTAAATGTCCGAATTGTACCTAATGGGGGGTGGCAATTTGTCAGTGCCTTAGTATAGTCTTAATACATAAGGTTAAGAAAGGTTCTTAACAGAAAGGAGTTCTAATGAACTCAATACATGAAAACAGAAACTCTCTAGAAAGTAGAGAGCAACTACTAGCACGACTAGGAGATGCTATCTGCTCAGAGTGTGGTTGGCTATCTATACACAGAGATGTGTGTTCTAAATCACAATCTAAGTAACGGCGTGTCGCTATACAATGTCAGCCTACTAGGCTACAATTCCTACTATAACTACTAACGAAAGAAGAACAGACAATGACTATCACTTACTCACTATGGGACGGCGCACAACTACTAGGTGTGGATTTCACAGCAACTAGCGCAGACGAGATGAACAAGACAGTAACAGAACTACAAAAGGTTTCTAAGAATGTTGTTGCACACATGAGAAAGGTAACACAGAACTAATGACTAAATGGGACACAATACAGGCAGACGTAGCAGACGCATACATTCACCTTGATGAGGTAGAAGATGTAGAGCAAGAAGATGAGCAAGATTTCTTCGGCTTCTCTAAGGCTATCCAACTAGACCACTTAACAGATGAGCAACTAGATGAAGTCTTTAACATGTTCGGTGATAAGTAATGACTATTAGCGGAGTTATCCTAGAGTTAAATGAATACGGCTTAGAGTTTGATAGTTTCTTAGGGGCTATCTACTTACCTTGGCATAGCATTGCTATTGCTACCGCCCTACTAATCGCATACAAGATTTACAAGAGAAAGAAGATAACTAAATGACTAGAGCATTGACTACACTAGTACAATTAGCCCTTGCAATACCTGCCCTATACATGGGGCGCATAGTATGGCATGACTTTATTAACGAGATGAGGGAGTTAGTTAAATGAGTATGACACAATTCGAAAGAGACCTAACTATAAAAGAAAGCTTTATAGATTTACTTAATGATATTTATCCCGAGGTAAAGATAGGGTACTCTACCTTTACCCCCGCCGAGATCTTGGAGTGTTGCGACCCTGTCGCCTTTAGTATAGGCGTTATAGAGCATGAGGACTACATGCTAGAGTGTGGCATGCTAGATGATGAAGAGATGTAAATCACACTAGCCTAGCGGCGTGTCGCCTTGACAGAGGCGGCATCTGCCCCTATCTGTGTGGGGGCTGTGGATAACTTACGTGTAAATGTGGAAAACCCCTGAAAAAATGTGGATAACCTGTGTACGACACGCCCGAGATCCTGTGACTTTTATCACATGGATTGAGCGTCTCACATCTTGGAATTACTGGCAAGTAATTAGTTTATGTCAGTGGGTTCGTGTATAATTCCATACATAACCAAACGAAAGGCGGACACCATGTCAGCAAATGTCTATACAATCGAAAGCCTACTTATAGGAAAACTCTATCGCTCAAAGACTTTAACGGGCGAGATTATCTCAGCAGAAAAACACCCTGCACCAGTATGGTACGAAAACGCAGAGGCGTATTTAGTCGAGGTGCGTAATCATAACGGTGGCTATGCTCACCGTACTGTTGCCGTTAATAACTAAATAAACAATCGAAACAGGGGCAGTTTAGAGGGAGTCCTCGCCCAATGTCGTAAGTAAGAACCCTCACAAATTTGTCAGTGGCACCTGATACAATTCCATTAACCAACTAACGAAAGGTCATAAAATGACACTTGATGAATACAAAGAAATGGTAACTGCTCAGCGTGAAGCGAGCAAAGCCGAAGCCCTAACAATTCTAACACGAAAGGAAAACTAATAATGGGAAACATTCTAGATGAATTAACTAACATTCTCGCAATAGATTGTGATGAATGTGGCGGTGCAGGATTTTTATTTTTCGGAAACGAAAACAATTTTGATGTAGAGCCTTGCGATTGCGTAACAGATGAGGAGTTAATTTAATGTATAAGGTTACTTGCGCTTATGATGAAAATGCTCCCCATTGGGAACAAACCTACGAAAGCGAATT